CCTGGGCGCCCGCCCAGCGGTGCTGTGAACACGGCTGAAGCTCGCCGTGCTGGGCGCAGTACGGACCACGGGCTTCGAGTGCCGCCCGCAGCCTGGTGACCTCGCACGGCCACGGCTCCTCGCACTCGGCGCAGAAGTCACCGTATGGGTTCCGCGCATGCTCAACCGGCTTGTCAGTCATCTCTACCAACCACCTCGCGCCCAGCCAAGCAGGCGATGCCATGGTCCGACCGGAATGCGGTACGAGTTGATCCAGCCATCGGCGTCTTCGGTCGCCTGCTCTGGCATCCGCAGGTCCATGTCGTTGACCAGGCTGTGGCCCTTTTCGATGTGCGCCCGCAGCCGCTCGTTTTCTTCGGACAGGCGTTTGACGTGGTCAGCCCACTGCCTATCCGCCAGCGTCAGCCGCTCGATCTCGGCGCGGAGTTCGGTGTCTCGCTGCTCCCAGCCGGCCCGATAGGCGTCGCGCCAAGTCTCGTGGTCAATGTTGGTTGTTGGTTTGGTCACTTTACCCATCTCTATGTCGGTCAAGCGCTTCGAGTGCTTCGGTTTCGACCAGATTGCGCGACTTAGTGACGCCTTCGGGGAGGCAGTCGCAATTCTCTAGCAGGCACAGGTCCGAGTCGCACATATGCGGCATGCAAGCGACCTGCATGCAGCCACAGTAGGGGCAGTGGTACATGCCGATAGGCTGGCCGCAGAGCTTCTCGGGGTCTTCAGGACACGGGCGCTTGGTAGAGCTAAGCACCATTAGCACCTCCTGACGTGTTTATGATCACGTGTTTACTCCCCTGGTTCCAGCCCTGTCCACCTCCCCTATCTCGTCTATCTCGTATTGGCGAGGAGGCCTCCAGATCAGGAACTTATCCCTCGGAGAGATAAGTAAAGCGGCGCCAGCTGAGATCAAAATCGGCCGATTTAAGCACGTGACGCGTCCAGAAACGTGTCTACCCATCTAGCTCGGCCTCGACGTGTCTAACTGTAGCGAGTCGATGAGCATGCGCAGTACCGCAACCTGGTAGCGCTCGGCCACCTCCGTAAAGAGCGCCGGGTCGCTCTCAATCCCCCAGCGGCGGCGGGCAGCGAGTACCTCGATGTCGAATTGGTGGGGCGGCAGGTGTCTGAGCGGTTTCCACCCTGGGCTGTGGCGCGCGCACAGACGACCGTTGGACTTGACGGTGCAGGTCAAGTACCGGGGATCATTCAAGAACGGACGGACGGCAATCGGGCAGAACCACTCTGGATGGTCGAAGCGGTCCAGCCATAAGGGCGCCCACGTGGCGACCTCCTCGCGCGTTACTCGCTGTTCTGGCGGGACCTCGTCCCAGCGCATCAGTCGATGATGGCCAGGGCGGTCTGCTTGCCCATCCTGGCGGCCTGCTTCATGGTCCAGCAGCCGCCGCTCTTGATGTGATCCTCGGGCGGCGTGTGGCAGTGGTAGCAGCCGTCGGCGAACTCCATGCCCTTGAAGCCTGGCGGCAGCCGCAGGACGACGATGCACATAAGCACGTCGGCGTCTCTGGCGATCTTCAGGTTGCGATCCTTGAAGCCGTCCACGCCCGCGACGCTTTCCCAGGTATGCACGCCAGCTGGGTGCTCCCTGGTGTCCACGCCCAGGGCTTTGGCCTCCTCGATGGCCCACCAGTCGATGCCGCCCAGGGGCGAGTGGCCGCTGACCACCAGGGTGGCGCCCCAGGCCCTGATCGCCGATCGGATGGTCTGACGAGCAGCTGCCTCGGTGGCTGGCGTGAACTTCTTCGCCTCGGCGCCGACGATACCCAGGATCATCAGTCGAAGTCGAGTTCCGTGAAAATCGCGTCGGCGACGAACAGCACCAGCAGCAGCACAATGACCAGCTGCCAGATCCGCTCCCGCCGCTGCGGCAGGACCACGTAGCGAATGCCAAGGTAGGCGAGCAAAGCGAACCCCGAGGCGAGCACGGTAGCAACGGCGTCCGAGTGTGCCTGGCGTCCCAGGCGGCCGCCGAAGTTGTAGAACGGGATGCTCAGGACGAATGCCACCACCCACGGCAAGAGGGCAAGGCTGCGGCGGATCAAGCTCACGACGCGTCTGGCCTCGGTGGCCACGGTCGCACCAACTCGGGTTTCAGCTTGATCAGCCGCATCGTGCAGGCCTCGGTGGCGCCATGCCAGAACTCGGCCAGGTCGTCGGTCGACCAGCCCGCCTGGGTGGACTCCAGGCGTTCGGCCAACAGGTCGATCGCCGCGCGGCCCCAGGCATGGAATGGGGGGTCCTCGGTCACCCTGTCGTCTCCTGTTCTGGCTTCCTCCGAAGCTCCAGGAACACTCGAATGCCATCTTTGCCCTGGTCAACGGCCACCGGGTGCAGCAGGTAGCCAGCCTTGCGGATGTAGTCGGACATGCCGTTGCGCATGCGCTTGGCAGCCTCCTGGGTGTCCAGCTTGACGACGGTCACCCGCCCCTGCTCGTGATCCTCGATCGCGCGCCTGGCCAGCGCAGTCCAGATGCCCCGAACAGGTGCGAGCCTGGGCACCTCCTCGGGCGCGACGCTGCCGATGACCTCCACGGATATGGGGGCAGGCTCGGCGCGCGTCACGCTAGGGAGACGGTGGCCGAACTCCGGGTGTGGCCCCTGGAGCTTGCGGATGGTGACCACACCGCTAACGCATTTCCAGCTGCTGCATGCTCAGGTTCTGCGGCGCCGGATTCTTCGGTGACGATGACGTCCAGTTCTGGGACACGTCGCGGAAGTTGATGCCGCTGCGGTAGCGGCTGCCGAAGCTGGCCAGGTTGGCCTGCCAGGCGGGCAGTAGCTCCTTGACCTTCTTGCCCTTCTTGCGCCAGACGTCATTGATCGCGTCGGCGATGGCCAGGCCGTAGGTGTTCGAGCGGGCGCCGACGTCGGTGCGCTGCCAGATCGAGGCGGCTCGGTCGTACCAGGCGTTGATCCCAGCCGCACCGATGATGCGCGCGGCCTCCTCGCGGCTGACTCGGTCGGCGTAGCGGACCCAGAAGCCGAAGGTGCCCTCCAGCTGCATCTCGCCGTATGCCTCGCGCGTAAAGCCGAAGGCCTCGCCCAGGAAGGCGAAGACCCAGTCGAGGCCTTCGGAGCCACCCCTGGCGTAGATCCACTCCACGCGGGCAATCGCCGCGACGTGGCCGTCCTGGTTGCCGTAGTAGCCATTGATCTCCAGGTCGTACCGCTCGGCGATCTTGACGATGTCCTGGGCGGCCTCGTCGCCGGCCACCAGCTTGGCCTGGAAGCGGGTCCAGGGCGTCTGGCCCAGGACGGTCCCCAGCTTGGTGTACAGGTCGGCCTCGGTGGCCCGTTCCAGGCCGGTGTGGACCATGGCCGGCAGCTGCTGCATGCCCTTCTCGTAAGCAACGACGCGACGGTGGTTGCCGTCGATGACCCAGAGCGTGTTGTCAGGCCGCCTGGAGATCGTCAGCGGCGAGACGGCCAGCGGGTCCCAATGCTGGCGCAGCTGCTTCAGACGGTGCTCTGAGAGCGGCCTGGCGTAGCCTGTGCCGTGGGGCGGGGAGTAGTCCACGTTCAGGATGGCCACGTGGACCCGCTCCAGCTTGTAGGTTGGCAGCCTGATCGGCGTACGCCGTAGCGCTTCCCGTGCGTCCTGGTCGCCCTCTTCGGGGGTCATCTCGTCATCCATCAGTCTCCGCTCGATTGCCACGCGTGGCGCCCTCCTCAGTGTGTGATCCTGCCAAAAAAGCACAAGCCCCCTGGAGGGCAGTGCTCCAGGGGGCTGATGGTGGCGCGGTGCGGGCGCGTCGATTGGCTAACCAGTGGCTGCATCGGCCTCACTGGTGACGTTGGTTGCGATCCAGGACGCGACGCCCTGGAAGCCGATCGCCAGCTGCTCGTGGTTGGCGTGGCCATACGTCGAGTCGATGAGTTGGGTGGAGGCGTGGTCCACCAGCTTGGATACCTCCCAGTTGCTGCGCCCGTTGGCCAGGGCGATCGACACGAAGTCGTGCCGCATGCGGTGCGGGGTGTAGTCGGGCAGGCCCGCGCGAGCCACCAGGGCCTTGAACTTCTTGTAAACCTCCTGGGGGTCCTGCGGCTTGCCGTACCACGTCGGGAACAGGTAGGCCTCCTCCGAGCGCGGATCTGGCCCGACCCAGGTCTTGCGGCTCAGCATGAACTTCTGGAGGACCCGCTCCCGCTGGGCCTTCAGCAGTGGCGCCCAGTAGGTCATGTCCACGGGCTTCTCGGACACGTACGAGTCCTTCTTGCCCTTCAGGCCAGGCCGCGTGATCACGCCGAAGCCGGTCACGCGGTTCGTCCGTCGCTGGACGTCCAGGACGCCGTCGGCGCCGAAGTCAGAGAAGCGCAGCGAGGTGATGTTGGCGATGCGCAGGCCCAGCTGCAAGCCGAGGTGGATGACCAGTTCGTACTCGTCGCCGCGCGCCGCGTCCAGGATGGCCTGGATGTTCCTGGCCTCGGGCGCGGGCTTCTTCTTGGCCTCGGGCTTGGGCAGTCGCTTCAGTTTGCCCTTGGCCGGGTTGTAGCGCAGGGTGGTCGACTGCGGGCGGTTGTCCAGGACGTAGTTGATGAGCGTCCGCAGCTGGACGAGAAGCTCCCAGCGCAAGGTGTAGGGGACCTTCTTCTTGCCCAGGGCGTCCCAGAACGCATCCACCACGTCGCTATCCAGGTCATCGAAGCGCAGCTTGCCCAGCAGCGGGATGAGGTGCTTGTTGGCGCGGTACTGGTACTTGGCGTAGGTGGTCGGCGACAGGCCGCCCTGGAGCACCAGGATGTCGTCGGCGGCCTGGGCGAAGTCCGGCTTCACCCAGTTGTCCAGCCAGTAGTCGATGTGCTCGGCGACCGTGACGGTGCGCACCACGTCCAGGCCCAGCTGGGTCTTCTGGGGCTTGCCCAGGACGACCTCGCCGCGCGCCAGGCGCTCCTCGTAGGTCTTGCGCTTGGCCAGGGCTTCCTTCTGGGTCTTGCCCCTGAAGGTCTTCGGCCGTTGGCCGGGGATCGGAAGTGCGGCGACGTAGCCGACGATCTTGCCGTCGCGTCGCTCGGGGAAGCAGCCGCCCGTGCCCTTCGCGGCACGCTTTGCGGTAGTTCGGGCGCCCTCGGCGCTATCCTGTGCTGGCATCTGAAAGCCCAATCCTTTCGGGTGTCCGGCCGCTGCGAGTTCCCGCTCGCGGCGGCCATCTTTGTGTCTGGCGCGGCCACCACAGCCGCGCATGACCAGGTACTGTAACGCCCCGTAAGCACGTTGCCAAGTAAAGAGAGAAAAGGGGTTCGATTACATCTCGACCTGATCGAGCTTGCTGAGCAGCACCGCGAGGTGGTCCAGGACGGCCTCGGCGATGATCGCGGCAGCTGGCCAGGAGGTCGGTGGCGTCTCTGTGAGCATGTAACGAAGCCGCCGCTTGAGACGGCGGATGTCTCGATCCTGGGGTGTATCTGGCTTTTCATCCAAGGCTGGTAAGAACCCCGCATGCCGGAACACCTCGACCACGTCCAGGTCGAAGTAGTCTGCCAACTTCACCAGCGTCGAAGGCATTGGCACTACTCGCCTGGCCTCGTCTTCGGCGACCCAGCGGGCCGCCACCCCAAATCGCACCCCGAAGGCTTCCGCCAGCTGCGTAACCCCCATGTCGCGCAGCTTCATCTCTTCCTGCAACAACTGGTGCAGTGTCGGTTTGGAAACTCGATGCTTGCCCAGTGTCTGCAATGTAGCCAAGGCTAACAGTATTCGTCCTCGCAGTGCGCAGGTGCTGGCATAAGGAACTCCTCCCGTTCCCACTCAGGTTGTGTGCATTTCCTAGCCCCCTCTTGCCAGGCCTTGTGAATACAGGTGTAGCCTGTCTATCCCTAAACGTACCGTATCTCGTAAACGCTCAGTAAATATTCAAGGCCGAGCCTTGACATAGTGCGGCAAAAGCCGGCAACCGCCTGGGGGGGTTGGATGTCGGCAGATCCTTGTTCCTGGAAAGGCAGCAGCCCGATGCCCTCGGACGAACACGCCCCCGAAACCACGCCTCTCGGCGACGCTACCGGCACCGATGTCACAAATGAAAAGTGGTGGAAATCGCGGTTAGTCAGTGTTGTCTGGAATAGCGAGGACGAGGTAGGGCTAGATCCAAAAAGACCGGACACGGCTCCCGCGTTTGAATCGCTAGCGAGGGACAAGCAGACTCGCTCAGGTCGGCCGACACGAAAGAGGAGAACACCTGGAGGAACTGGTGTGACCGCGATGCCCGCTATCGACCCTGTAGATGAGCTTGCCAAGAAGCCGTACCTAACGCGTACCGAGGCTGCTGCCCTCGCCCGCATTTCGACGTGGACGCTGGACGGCTTCGCCCGCGAGCCAGACTTCCCGATGCTGCGCCTGGGGGCGCGTATCCGCGTGATCCCGACCGAGGCCTTCCTGGCCTGGCTGAAGACGTACTCAGAGCGCCTGGCCAACCCGCTGGCGCCGAGGCCTGAGCCGCCCGCGCCGCGATCGATGGGCCGACGACGGTGACTGGCCTGGACAAGATCGTCTCGCTGCTGGAGTCCCTGAACGAGAACCTGGTAGCGCGCGGCGAGCAGGTGTCCTCGGTGGCCTTCGAGGACCTGGCCAGCAAGCCCGAGCCGAAGGTGACCACCAAGACGTACGCCGGCCAGCCGCTGAGCAACGCCGAGATCACCCAGGCCGCCCTGGCCCATGCGTATGCCAAGCGGGTGATCAATGAGTTGGCTTCCAACGACTGGGAAGAGCGCGGCTTTCAGCAGTGGATAGACACCGTCGAGCAGCTGAAGGCCAAGGCGTGAACCTGGTCCGCGACGAGACGCTCGGCGTGTACACCCACGTCCTGCCGTGTCGATCCTGCGGCCAGCCCTGCTACTTCAGCCTGAATACGCAAGGCAAGCGGGCCATCTACGAGGTGGACGACAAGGGGTTCCCGACCCGAATCAACCACTTCACGCGGTGCCCCGAGGCCAAGCTCTGGAGGAAAAAACGGTGAGAGCCCTCACCCAACGCCAGTCCGTAGCGTGCGAGACGGCGGTCACCACCCGCTGCAAATGCCGCTGCGGCGTCGCCTTCCATGGCGCCAACCGTCAAGAAGGTGATGATGCCGTGGCCCTGGAGTACATCGTCCAGTTGCCCGAGGAAGACGCGCACTACGTCAGCAACAAGAACGTCCAGCTGCGGCTGCCTGCACCTGTCGGGAGGGCGGCGTAGTGGCCGCCCTGGTCGGCCTGGCCTTGCTGGGCCAGGTCATCTGCATCGGCTCCGACGTGTGTGCCCAGCCCCCAGCTGAGCCTGAGGTTACCGCCGAGGTCGCCGACCCCGAGCAGCTGCCCGAGTGCGATCTGCCCGTGTGTGGCCCGCTCGGCCAGCGGTTGCTTTGCATCGAAGGTTACGAGAGTCACCACTACGGCGGTGCGGTCAACCCGTCGAGTGGCGCGAGGGGGTTTTTGCAATGGCTGCCAGGAACGGCACGGCAGTGGGGAGTGATTATCGGAAACCGTACCTCCGAGTGGTTGGCGGCGGCCCGCATCGCCGCGCTCGGAGAGAGGTTTTTTCGCAGCCAATGGGTTCCGCTCCAACGTGGACTCTGCTGAGGCGTGCGGTCTATATGGACGAAGAGTTTGAGCGGCGCCGCTTCCATCGTCGCCTGTTCTTCGGCGTCATGATCCTGGTGCTGGCCTTCGCCCTGATCTGGCTGGCGGTGCGCTCATGACCGAGCGCAGCCTGGCTGTGCGCAACGAGATCGACATCGAGCGGCTCGGCGACATCTTCGTCGCCAGCGGCTTCTTCGCCGACACTCGCAGCAAGGCCCAGGCCATCGTCAAGATCATCGCAGGCCAAGAGCTTGGCTTCGGCCCGATGGCCAGCATGCGCGGGGTGCATGTGATCGAAGGCAAGCCGACGATCGCCGCCGACCTGATCGCGGCGGCCATCCAGCGCTCCGGCAAGTACGCCTATCGTGTCGTCCAGCTGGACAACAGCGGCTGCACGATCGACTTCTACGAGACGACCGACGGCAAGCAGCAGAAGGTCGGCACGTCCACCTTCAACCAGGACGACGCCAAGGCGGCTGGGCTGCTGGCTCGCAAGGGCGATATGTACTCGAAGTTCCCGAGGAATATGTACTTCAGCCGAGCGCTGAGCAACGGCGCCCGCTGGTACTGCCCCGAGATCTTCAGCGGCGCTATCTACACCCCGGACGAACTCGGCGCCGCCGTGGACGGCCAGGGCCAGGTCATCGACATCCAGGTGGAGCCCGACGCCGAGCCGCCGCTGGTGGTCCCGACGGACATCCGCGAGGTGGACGACGCCGACCTGGTGCGCAGCGCTGACGATCGCCTGTGGCAGCGCTGGATGGCCCTGGTGGACGACGCCAACCGCTGGCGCGTCAAGGTGCCCAACGTCAAGCTGGGCGTCCCGCGCCAGGAGTTGATCCAGTACGGCCTGGAACTCAAGCAGCTGATCGATGAGCGGCAAGCCCTCCTGGCCGCACAGGACGCCGAACGGGCCGCTGCTCAACAGACTCCTGGGGCGCCGGCAGCTGGGCAACCAGCTGGAGCGGAAGCGGCGCCCCGGGATACCCCCTGGGAGCGCAACCAGGTGCTCCACCTGGAGACGTACCGCAAGGGGCTGAAGCTGCGCGAGCTTCCGGTGTCGGCGACGCCCGAAGAGATCGAGGCCCAGAACCGTCTGATGGAAGACTGGCTGGAGTCAGGACCGCAGGCGTGACATGGGCATGGCCATCACCACGTCGGACACGCCAGCCGGTAAGACATTCACCGAGTACTGCCCGCTGCACGAGTATGACCGCACCGAGTGCGACGAGTGGTGCCTGCCGCGTCGCAAGGAACTCTGGCTCATCGACGCCCAGCTGCGGAGCTACTGGTCCTGGATGGGCTTCAGCTTCAAGGATCGAGGCCGGCAAACCCGATGAGCGGTGCCGGTCGGCAGCTGCTGCTGGCGCATGTCACCGAACGAGTGTGGCGCCAGCAGGTGCTGAACTGGGCCACGGCCCGAGGCTGGCTGGGGTACTTCACCTGGTCCAGCGTCCACTCGGTGCCAGGCTTCCCCGACCTGGTCCTGGTCCGCGAGCCCCGCTGCATCTTCGCTGAACTCAAGACCGAACGCGGCAAGCTGACCGACGCCCAGGCGTACTGGATCGAGCGTCTGCGCGGCTGCCCACACCTGGAGGTTTATGTCTGGCGCCCGAGTGACGAGGAGGAGGTCCTCGCGCGCCTGCTTTGAAACGCGGAGGAGGGTCCGCTTCGTGAGAGATCCACGTATTGAGCACTGGCTGACCAACGAAGGAGTCAAGTGGGACTACCTGGATGGGGTCGCCATCACCGAGTTTGACATCGAGGCCAGCAAGCGCAACCAGGCGCGCGTCAACGCCCCGATCATCGAAGACCTGGTCGAACGCTATGCCCTGGCGTTCATCGACGGCAGCGAGTTCCCGGCGCTGATCGCCTGGCGCGCCGACAGTGGCCGCCTGGTGCTGCTGGACGGCAACCAGCGACTGGCGGCGGCGATCGATATCGAGCAGTCGGCCATCGACGCGTACGTGTGCTCCGAGATGACCGAGGAGAAGCGTATCGCCATCTGCTGGACGGCCAACGGCCTGAACGGCGACCCGGGCTCACCCCTGGATCGGATGCTCCAGGCCAAGCAGTACCACCTGCGCTACCCGGGCCTGCCCAAGAACGAGGTCGCCCGCCGCTTTCGGATCAAGGCCGAGAAGTTCGAGCGCGAGTTGCGATCGGACGAGGTCGGCGCCCGCCTGAACCAGTTCGGCCTGGACCCGGACGCGATCAGCCTGACCAACAAGGACCGCCTGCACGCGTACATCGCCAGTGACGTGCAGTTCCGCGAGGCGGCCAAGCTGATCCAGGAGGCTGGCCTGAAGGGCGGCCTGGCGGCCGAGTTCTGGGCCGACATCCGCCGCGCCCGCAACGAGAAGGACGCCCTGGCCGTCATCGACGCCTGGCGCGAGCGGCCCGAGGTGGCCGACCTGATCCGCCAGAAGCGCTTCAACCGTCCGCACATCCCCAAGTCGCGCATGCAGCACCTGCTGGAGCGCATCAGCGGTATCCACCGCTTCCTGGAGCGCTACCCCGACCTGGTCGCCCTGGAGGTAGCCGGCCATGACGAGGTGATGCAGCTGGCCAACCAGTACAAGGCCCTGGCGCCGCTGATCAACACCCTGGTGCGCCAGTCCAACTCGGTGCGCGCGGCATGAGCAGTGGCCTAGCCGTCGGCGCCCTGGTCCCGAAGAAGTGGACGCCGCTGCGGCGCGAGACGGAACGCCTGCTGGCCGACGGCGCCTGGCACGAAGACCAGGTGTTGTTCTGCCAGCTGGCCCGCTTTGTCGACCCGCGCATGGCGGCACGTAACTGGATCTTCGAGTACGAGCGCAATGGCAGGCGCCACCACCAGCGGGATGCCGGGGAGCGGCTGCCGGCCGCCGAGGCCTGGCGACGGGGCCAGCCCAGGGCGATGCGGGTCGGCGTGCGCGGCGCCTACGTCAACCGCATGCACTCGCTGGTCAAGAGCGGGCGCCTGGAGATGGAGGTGTGGAACGGTCGGCGGCGCTACCGCATCAAGCCGGTTCAGACATGACCGAACGCTGGCGCCAGCGGCGCCTCCACGTCGAGAACCGGCTGGCTGAGCTAAACGCGAAGCACGGGCCAGCTGGGGATGAGCCGCTCCCCAGCTGGCTGGACACCTTCGAGGGCTACATCGCGGCGATCGAGCCCGCGCCGCCTCCGCCGGCGCCTACCCCAGAGCCACCAGCTATCCCCGGAGCGGTGTGGAATCGTGAGTCAATCTGAGTACCAGCGGGAGGGCGGCGCCCTGGTCAAGCGCCGCCAGATCCCCGAGCTACACGTGACCCTGACGTTTTCGGCCACCGATGTGCGGCCCGCGCCGACGGGCGCGCACGCCACCGTCCGAATCATGGCCAACAAGACCGTGCTGGCGTTCAACACGATGAACGTCTGGCGCGACGAGGAGCGGGTGCGCCTGGCCAACAGCGCACACCGCCAGCTGGTAGGAGGTGCCGACAAGAAGACGATCTATCCCAGCGAGTACATGAAGGCCGACCTGGACTCCTTCTGCTACGGCCTGCTCGACGCGCACATGGAGGAGTACGAGGTGGAAACCCTGGGCGGCACGCTGGTGCCCACGCCGCCCGACCTGATCCTGGACCCGTACGTCATCCGCGAGGGCGGCGCGATCATCTTCGCCCCGCCCGGCCGAGGCAAGAGCTACGGCATGATGATCATGCAGGTATGCATCGACGCCGGCCTGAGCACCTTCTGGCGGGTCAAGCAGACGCGCACCCTGTTCGTCAACCTGGAGCGCGCCAAGCGCTCGGTGCTCGATCGCCTGGGCAACGTCAACGCCGCCCTGGGCCTGGAGCGTAACCGCACGCTGGACATCCTGAACGCACGCGGACGGTCGCTCCTGGACATCTCCACCATGGTGGAGCGGCACATCGCCAGATGCGGCGCCGAGGTGGTCTTCGTGGACTCGATCAGCCGCGCCGGCAGCGGCGACCTGAACGCCAACGAGGCCGCCAACCGCATCATCGACACGCTCAACCACATCGCCCCGACCTGGGTCGGCCTGGCCCACACGCCGCGCGCCGACGAGTCGCACCTGTACGGATCGGTTCACTTTGAAGCTGGCGCCGACGTGGTCGTCCAGCTGGCCAGCGAGCAGGAGGAACTCGGGCCGCTCGGCATCGGCCTCCAGGTGACCAAGAGCAACGACGTGCCGAAGGGTCCGATGTGGATCGGCGCCCTGGAGTTCGACCAGTCCGGGCTGACCCTGGTGCGCAAGGCCAGGCCCGGCGAGTTCCCCGACGTCGAAGGGATGCGCAAGATGACCGGCAAGGAGACGGTCAGGCAGCACCTGCTGGACATGGGCGCCCTGGACGCCAGCCAGATCGCCGAGGACCTGGGCATGGATCGGACCCAGGTCGTCCACTACCTGAGCGACGCGCGGACCTTCGCCAAGGGCGGAAAAGTGGGCCGCCGGCAGCTGTACGGGGTCCGCGAGCGCTAATGTGTGGTGCTTTAAGTAAAACCACACAACCACACATCAGTTTTGAACTTGAAAGGTCAGTGAATCGTCAGGGAACTGTGGTAGTTCCTAACTTCACCACACATTTACCACCACACATACGGAGCGGCGGATGCTGAACCCCGAGGACGAGTACTCGCCCGAGTGCATCGAGCAGTACCTGCACTTCTGGGACGAGCTACACGCGGCGGCCGAAGGCGGCACCGGCAGCCTGACCGGCAGGGTCAAGTCCAAACGCGACCGTCTCAGCCTGGCGTGCCTGGTGGCCGACCTGGAGGCAGCTGCCGACGTGCTGCCGCGCCGCTGGGCGTCCACGGGCACCGTATTCCGCCTCCAGCGGCGTTTCCGCGAATGGCTGGTCCTGGTGGACGGTCCGGTGGATCGTGGGCACAGCGACCTGTGGGAGGCCATTCTGGCCATGTCCCGCGCCCTGGGCTGGTCCGAGGACTGAACGGGCAAACCAAACGCCCCCGGGTGACTGACCCCGGGGGCGTTGGTGAAGCGGGTGCGATCCCGAGAAAGTCTAGCCTGGCAGGCGATGCTCGCGGAAGAGTCCGTGCATCGTCTGGACGCCCTCGGCGACCTTCGAGCGAGGGAAGTCCGGATGCTTGCGCATGATGGCATCGGTGGCGCGCCGCTCCAGGGTGTGCCACTTGCGGGCGCGGACCAGCTGGTGGCACGTCTCGCAGGCGGCCCAGCTGCCCGTCGAGGTGCCGACCTCGGGCACGCCCTGGGCGTCGATGGCCCGGTACACGTCGAAGTCCTCGGCCGACTCCAGGTAGCGCGGCTCCGTGTCCGAGCAGAAGTCGCACACCGGGAACTCGGACACTGACAGGTCCACGTGGCGCACCTCAGGCATACCCCAGGACCTCTCTGGCCAGCTGCTCGCGGGCGACGGCGGCCACGTCCCCGCCGTGCTCGGCGATGATCTGACCCAGGCGCTCCAGGGCCAGGTGCAGCATGTACGGCGGGTCGACCACGCCGTACTCCCAGTTCTGGACGGACTGGTAGCTGACCCCCAGCTGGGCGGCCAGGCGCCGCTGGCTGATGCCGTGGGCGGCGCGCCAGGCCTTGAGTTCGGCGGCCTTCATCATGGCTTGCGCCGCCAGGACTGGATGTAGCTGATGGCCACGCCGGCGACGACCATGCCGATCAGGACGACCATGAACAGCGAGGCGAAAACGCTGTACAGGCTGGAGTCCCAGCCGTAGCCCAGCAGCTGGTTGAGTAGCTGGGTCACGAGCGGGCCACCGCTTCACAGTCTGGGCAAAAGCCGCGCGTGCTCAGCTGGTCCAGCGGCACCTCCAGGTGGCCGCAGTCGAGCCAGGCAGCGCAGCGGCGGGTGCCCCGGGCCGGCAGGGCGTAGGTGGCCGCGTGCGCCTCGCACATCGGGTAGAAGACCTCGCGGCCGAGGCGTTGGGTAGCGGTCTTGCCGCAGCCGGCGAAGCAGCAGGTGTAGGTGGTGGTCATGAGGTGTGGACTCCCTTGGCGAAGATGGCGGCCTCGGTCTTGCCCGAGCCAGTGTTGAGCCGATTGAGCCAGCTGATGACTTCGGTAGTGGCGAAGTCTGGCCCCTTCGGGTGGCGGCCGATGCAGGTGCCATCGGCACTGTCGCAGCCCCACTCGGCGGCGATCGAGATGCGCTTGAACGAGTTCACGCGCCCCATGTGGACCCGCTTGCCCTTGGCCTTGGCCAGGTCGACCAGGCGTCGGGCGCCAGGCGTGAGCTTCCATTCGCCGACCCAGCGCTTCAGGCGTGGCGACCACACCCGATTGGTCGGCGACAGGTACTTGTCGGCCTGGCCGCCGCCCAGGAACAGCACGTCGAAGGCCGACCAGGGGATCTTGGCCAGGTGCTGCTCCAGGCCGTCCTGGGCGACGAAGGCGGCCGGGTAGCCGTAGTCGCGGATGAGTGGCAGGAATGGCGCCGAGCGCTCGATGGTGGCTGCCCAGGGCGCGCGAGCGTCCAGGCCGGCTAGCTCGGCCTGCCAGGGGGCGATGACGTCGGGCGCCACGGCGAACAGGGCCTGGCCGGCGACTGGCTGCCACTTGGCCATCAGCTTCTCGAACTTGGGTTGCGAGAAGGGCTTCTTACCCTGGCTGTTGAACTCACCGAACACACCGTTGTCCAGGCCGAAGACGCCCAGGCCGTCAGGCGAGTTGCCCATGTACGGACTGAACAGCACGCCGAAGTCGGGCCGCTTCGAGAGGGCTTCAGGACGGACGCAGCCGCTCAGGTAGGTGATGGCAGCCTCGGTCTTGCCCGAGCCGGTGCGCAGCTGGTGGACGGTCACAGGGTCACCACCGTGCTGGGCTTGCCGCAGCGCTCACAGGCTCGGCCGGTGCGCTGGCTGGAGCGACCGGCCAGGTCGGCGGTGCAGGCCATCAGGCACAGGCTGCACAGGACCCTGGCCACTCGGGTGCCGAGTGGCGTGTAGACCCTGACCAACTGGTTGGTCTTCAGGTCGAAGGTGGATTTACGTCGCGTGGTCATGGGAGGTGTGGACTCCTTGGGACTAGAGGGCGCCGATGACGGCGCCCAGGGCGGTAAACGCTGGGGCGATGACTGACTGGCCCAGGATCTCGTGGGCCTTCTTTTCCGACAGGCCGCTGACCAGGGCGGGGTCAATGCCCTTGATCCTGGCGTGCTCGGCGGCTGAGAACAGGCGGGCGATGCCAGGCCGAGTCGGGTGGGCCAGGCGCACGTCGCACTTGCCGCCCTTCTGATACCCGCGCCGCAGGGTGGGCACCGAGGTGTCGGCGGCGGTCAGCAGCTTGCGACCTCGGGCGAAGCCCTGGCCCTTGGCCCTGGCATCCGCCAGCTGGGCGTCGAGGGCGGCGGTTGAGCGCCAGGCTGCCGCCGGCGTGCGCTTGTCGAGGACCTCGGCCAGGGCAGCTGGCCGCTCGCCACCCGTGAGGCCGTCCAGGTCGGCGGCCCGATCGCTGGTGGCCACCAACAGCCAGCGCTGGCGAGCTTCGAGCGACCACTCGGCGCCGTCGATGACGCGCTCCGAGAGGCGGTAGCCGAGGCGTTCCAGGTTGCGGCGGATCATGGCCGCCGAGGCGGTGTCGGCGTACTCGGGCACGTTCTCCAGGACGATCGTGGCCGGCCTGGTCCAGCTGACGACGTTCAGGAGGGCGTGGGCCAGGTCAGCCGTGGCCTGGTCGTCCTCGGCCTGGGCGAGGTTCTTCTTGGCTCGGCCGGCCCGTGAAGCGCTGATGCACGGCAGGCCGGCTTCGAGCACGTCCACCTCGGGCAGCTGGGCCAGCATCTCGGGCGAGGAGCCCAGGTCGCCCAGGTCGCACTGGAAGCTGACGCCGCCCTGGGCGAGCGGCCCGCGCCGCAGCGACTGGGCCAGGTACTCGGGGTTCTGCTCGACGGCCAGGGCCATCTCAGCCGCTGGCAGGCCGCGCAGGATGGCCGAGGAGGCGACGCCGCCGCCGTGGCACACCGAGCCGAGGCGCAGCTTCTGGCCGCCCTGGACCCGAGCGTTGACCCGAGCCAGGCGCCGCTGGGCAGCCGCGTCGATGGGGTGCAGGGTGAGGGTGATGCGGCGGGGGTAGAAGGCGACCTGGACGCGCTCGACGGGACTGCCCAGGGCACGCGTGATCAGGTCCACGATGGGCCGCTCGACGCCCCCACGGCTGACCTTGTGGGTCCCAGCTGGCGAGAGTGACAGGACGAGCGCATCGCCCTGGGCGGCGACCTGGTAGCGGACGCCGTCCTTGAAGCCGGCGTCGACCAGGCGCTTGCCCTCCAGCCAGACGCGGCGGCCGCCCTTGTGCTCGCCCAGCTTGTGGTCGATCAGGTGCAGCACGCCGGCTTCGGTCTTGCCCTGGGCGCTCATCGGTCGTCATCCAGGCGGAAGCGCATGCAGCCGCAGACGGCGTCCTGGACGTCGCAGCGGGCGGCGGCGCTCAGGTGCTGCTCAACGGTGTGGCCGCAGACACACGGCGCGCCACGGTGGTAGCGGCGCACGCCGGTCGCGGCTGAGCGGGTGACGCGGCGGTCCTGGTCGACCGGGTGACCGTAGAAGCACGGGCTGGCCTGGTCGGTCGGCCAGAGCAGCAGCGAACCGCCGCAGGTGGTGCAGACTGCCGCCGGCGAGGCGCTCACGAGGCCGCCTCGACGTGGAACACCTGGACGTTGATTGAGCCGACGCGGCTGGTGATGACCTTGAGCGGGTTGCCGGCCTTCTCCCAATCGGTGACGTACCAGCCGTAGGTCCGAGCGCTGAGCTTGTGGCAGCGGCCGAAGAACGAGTTGAACGAGCGGCTGTCGTCAACGAAGTCGAAGTGCTGGCCGACGGCCAGGTCGCGGAAGCGGGTGACTGGAGCGGTGTGGACGCTCATGTGATCTCCTGGCACCCCCTGGTGGTTTCGGCCGCTGGCCGTCGGGGGAGGTGCGCTGCGCGCACTGTACTGGAATTCGTCAAGGGTGACCAAGTATTTTGGTCTTGATCTCAGGACGAGATGCAGGTGAGAGTGGGTGCCAGAGCGAAAGCTATGCCCGAAACGTCCGAAATACCGTACGAAAGTACCGGGTCGGACGGTGCTACTGGCCTGGCAGTCCAGGTTGAGGTGATCGATCGGCGGCCTGAGCGGCGTGGTCGTCACCTCACAAAGAGGCAGGTGGCTCGGACCAAACACGCGTTCCTGGCGGCCTACAGCAAGTACGGCAACATCTCGCGGGCGGCCCAGCTGGCCGACATCAGCCGCCATGCCATCTACGACTGGCTGGAGACGGACGAGGAGTTCGCCCAGGGCTTCCGCACCGCTGAGGCAGCTGCCCTGGAGTTCATGGAGTCCGAGGCCTGGCGCCGAGCGGTGGAAGGCAGCCCGTACGAGCGGACCAGCTACTGGCATGGTGAACCGGTGGGCACCGATCGCAAGATCGAGTACTCCGATGCACTCATGACCCTGCTCCTCCGAGCACGTGCTCCGGAGAAGTACCGCGAGAAGCTGGACGTCTCAGTCCAGCAGGTGGTCAAGACCGTGGTTGGCCTGGACCCCACCGAAGTCCTGTAGACACGCGGCGTAAGCACGTCGCCATCTCAGCGGACTCTCGCTCCCATCTCACTCCCCGTGTCTCTACGTGTGTCCTGGGCGACGACCAGGGCGACGCCTTCAACTCCATCGCGCGCCGCGCACGTACGTGGACCGACGTGGTGGTGGGAGGGGTGGGGGTGGCAGTGGGACGTGCCCCCGCCAGGACCCGGCCGCGCTAATCCTATTTCAGGGAAACCGGACACCCACTCCTCGACGTTTTCACTTCCAGATGAGATCCAGTCTCAGCTGTTGGTGGGTGGCGCAGAGTCGGTGTTGCGGCGCAGGCGGAAGTCGGGGAAGCACTGCTGGCAGCGGCGGCCGGAGAACCAGGTGAAGCAGGTTTGGCACTGCACCGGCTCGGGCTTCGGGTCGCTCCAGCGGCTGAGCTTCTGACGGTGGTCCGGCAAGTGGTGCCTGCGCGACTCGTGGTGGGACGCATGCTCCCACAGGTAGTCACGGTTGTCGGCGGATAGCTCGGCCGGGGCTTTCCAGCGGCGACGGCAGGAACCGCACACGAGGGCCTGACCCTCAACGCGGATAAGAGACGGGAGACGCGGTTCGTAGGGGAGCCCCATAGGGCGAAATTCAGGCTAGAAGGTTTTGGTCAGGTACAGGGAGTCACAAATTGAAGCCGAGATACGAGAAGCGCTGCTCCAGGTTCTGCGTCGACTCCAAAGGCGCCAGGCGTGCCGGCAACCAGTGGGTGCATGTCTATGGCCGCACCCTGTGGGTGTGCGACGTGTGCGCCAGGCAGCTGTTCAACAAGGACCGGGCGACCGGCCCAGAAGTCCACACCTCCAGGACCAGTCAACCCGGTAACTAGAGTATGGCAGGCCGACTGGCAGCCCGTGTTGAGACGGGTGAGTCGGCACGCCCCGAGGAGAGCCCGTACCAGGCCTTCGGCAGTGCGCGGGAGTTGTTCCGTACCAAGTCGCGCGAGGTCCTGCTGGCGGGACCGGCCGGCACGGGGAAGAGTCGGGCGTGCCTGGAAAAGCTCAACCTGATCGCCATGCAGCGGCCCATTCGGGCGGCCATCGTCAGGAAGACCCGCAAGTCGCTCACCCAGTCGGCCATGGCTACCTTCGAGAACAAGGTCCTGCCCCAACCCAACAACGTCCAGTTCCATGATGGCGACCAGGAGTACCGCTACCCATCTGGCGCCAGGATCATGGTCGCGGGGATGGACGACGCCGAAAAGATCGGCTCCACCGAGTTCGACGTGGTGTACGTCCAGGAGGCCACCGAGTTGGAGGAGGACGACTGGGGCATGCTGCTGCGCGGACTCCGCAACAACGTGCTCAGCTATCAGCAGCTGATGGCGGATTGCAACCCTGGACCTCCCAGTCACTGGTTGAAGGTCCGCTGCGACGAAGGCCATTGCACGCTGCTGGAGTCCAGCCACAAGGACAACCCCACGTTGTGGAATGCCAGGGATAAGTGCTGGACTCCACTTGGAGCGGATTACATCGCTGGGCTGGAGTCGTTGTCCGGTTACCTCAAACAACGCTTGTTGTTGGGCATGTGGGTGGCCGCCGAGGGGATGTACTTCACCGAGTGGAATCCGTCGGTGCATTGCGTCGAGCCATTTGAAATTCCAGCCGAGTGGCCCCGGTGGTTGTCGGTGGATTACGGATTCGCCGCGCCATTTTGCTGTTTGTGGTTCGCCAGGGAACCGGAGTCCAGGCGCATTTACGTGTACAGGGAGGCGTACGCCAGCGGACTCCGCGACGAGCAGCAGGCGGATTTGATCGTGCAGCGTTCTGAGAATGAGCCACTCCAGCTGAGAATTCTCGATCCGAGCATGTTCAACCCCCGCACCGAGCAGATGCGTCCCAGCATCGCGGCGGTGTATGCCATGCACGGGGTGGCCCCGGTGTATCCCGGTCAGAACTCCAGGAAGCAGGGCTGGGCCACCGTGCGGCGGGCCATGGCGACGGACTCCGGAATGCCCCGACTCCAGGTGTTCAAGGGCGCCTGTCCGAACCTCATCCGCACCATTCCGGCCATGGTCGTTGATCCGCTCGACCCGGAGGATGTCGCGGATAAGGTCGGTTCCACCAAGACGGAGGACCATGCACCGGATGCACTCCGCTACGGACTGTGCGCGGAGGCGCAACCTCCACGTCGAACGCAACCGGTGGAATTGAGGTTTGGATGAAATACGCCAGACGCAAGTGGTGGTATCCAGCCAGCTGGAGTTATCGATGGGTAACGTTTGTTGGTTGCAGGAACTTCGAGGTCCATCCGACGTGGAGGCGGAATGCCTAGTCTGACCAGGGATACTAAGAGCGCACCATCACTGCGTTGGGGCAAGTCCGCGAGTGATAAAGACGTCGCCGAGCGGGTGACGTGCGAGCTTGCGCAACAGTTGCAACGCGACTTCAATTACCGCAACCAGCTGTACAGGGACATCGACGCCACCGTATTCCAGGAATTCTCAATTGAAATTCCGGAGGCGTACCGCGATACCGCCGTCGAGGTGCGCACTCCGCTGGCACTCCACATCGCCACCAGCATCACCGCTGCCCTGAGCGTCAATCCGGCCACTATTAACTTCCGACCGGTGGGTTTCGGCGACGTGTACCAGCAGAACTCCACCTTGCGCGAGCACTTCTTCGAGGCCAGCTGGAGAAGGCAGGAGCACGAGGCCAAGCGCCAGCTGCGCCGGTTGTTCCTGTGGAGTCTGGCGATCAAGGGCGAGGGCATTCTGAAGACCGTCGAGCGGGCCAAGAGCGCCTGGGCGAGCTATCCGGAGGAAGCCCAGCGGCTGCAAGACCAGTACGCCTCCGACGGGCTGGACCAGCACGCCCAGGACATCGCCTACGACCGCTCCACCGAGGAGTACAAGCTCAAGCTGCCGTACCCGATCGCCAGCACCGACGTGCCGCCCGAGACGTTCTATTACACCCAGAACGAAAACGGCTTCACCTCGTTCATGGAGATCAAGCAGCTGCCCTACGAGGACGCCCTGGCCCGCTTCGGCGCCGGACTCGACGGCAACGGGCGGGTGATCGCCCCGGACCAGTACGACCCCAGGGCGGCTGGATTACCCCGAGCGGAGTGGGACCGCGTGTTCCACGGCACGGCCCGCACGCTCACCTGCATCGAGGCCTGGGACGCCAACGTCCAGGTGATTTTGCTCCAGGGTCCGGGCCAGCAGAGCCTCAGCCTGGGCAAGGACGGCTCGGCCACGTTGTGCTCGGTGGTCCAGCACCCGTACGCCGAGCCGGGCCTGGGCACGCTCAAGGGTCCCTACTTCCACGCCCTGGGCATCACCACGGCGTCCAGGCTGCCGGAGCACGCCGGATTGTCGGTGCTGTTCGGCTACCTGCCGCTGTTCAGGTTGCTGGACTCGATGCTGACGGTCCAGGGCAACGCCGCGTACATGACTGGCATGCCGGCCTACAAGCAGACCCAGCCACCGGGCGTGGTGCCGGGCCTGGCCTCGGCGCCGTATGGCACCGACGGACGCGAGGAGGCGCCGCGCAAGATCGAGCCAGGCAAGCTGTACCCGTTCGACGTGGCGCCGATCGACCAGCCCCAGAGTGGCGCCGACTTCAACAAGCTGCTGGGCAATATCCAGCAGATGATCGAGCTAGCCCTGCCCAGCAGCGTCCAGGGTATGGCGGCGGGCGATACCTCCGGCTACGCCCTGAACCAGGCGGCGTACCTGGCGCGGTTGGCCTGGGACCCGATTGTCAGCAACGCCGAGGAGGCCCTCGGGGCCAGGACCGGCTTTGAAAGCTGGCTGATCGAGAACAGGATCAACGAGAAGGTGTACGCCTGGGGCGAGCAGGACCCCAAGCGGGGCATGAAACGCGGCGGCACCAGCAAGGCGACCTGGCTGGGCATCGGTCCGGACGACCTGGACGGCTGCCACAACTACACCGTCACGCTGACGCCCAAGACGCCCAGTAACGAAATCATCGAAATCCGGGCCATCGGCGAAAAGATGCAACTCAAGCTGATGACCTACGAGGACGCCGTCACCGACGCTGGCGGCAACCCCGACGAGGTGGAGCGCAGCTGGCTGCTGCACGACCTGAAGCAGTCGCCCGAGATGATGCAGAAGATGAAGGACGAGGTCTTCCAGAAGCTGGGCACCATCCAGCAGCAGAAGATCGCCGCCAGCGGAGTCACGCCGCAGCAGCTGGCCGGCACGCCCGCCAACCAGGTCGCTGGGCCCCCGACCGGCGTCCCGGGGACTCCAGGTACTCCACCGTCCGGTCCGATGGGCGGGATGCCACCCAATCCCGTCCCGTCGCCCGGTGCCGGGCTCCCCCTGGCGCCGCCGCCGCAACAGCCGGGTGGCGCCATGCCACCGGGTGGGTTGCCAGGCGCGCCGGGTGGGGTGCCGGGTCCGCCCCAGAACGCCCTGCCGCTGCCCGGAGGTCGCTAGGTGGCCAAGCCCAACACGCTCGACCTGGTCGCCACCGACCTGGCCGTGTGGCTGGATCAGACCAGCAGCGAGATCGCCCTGGCCATGGCCCCGCAAGGAGTGGCGCCGTTCAGTGCGCCGCTCAGCGAAGAGCAGAAGCTGGACTACTACAAGAACCAGCTGTTCAACCCGGACGGCACGCCCAACTTGCAGGGCCGATCCGCCCAGATGGCGCGCATGGGACCCGAGATGTTCACCCAGGTCTACAAGGCCGTCATCAAGGCCTACCCCAACCTGCGCGTGCCCAGTCCACCCGAAGAGGCGGCCACGCCGCCGCCAGCCCCGCCCACGGTCGGAGGTCCTGAAGCCTGATGCCCAGCTACAACGTTCCGCTTGAGGGCGGCGGCAGCATGACCGTCAACGCCAGCAGCCCGCAGGCTGCCGCCGACAACGTCAAGGCCCAGGGCGGCACGCCAGGCGGCGACGCCAGCAACGTCGGCGGCGTGCCGATCGGTGCGGGCATGGGCGGCGGGGGTGGTGGAGGTGGCGACGGTGGAGGCGGCGACTACGCCAACCTGACCGCCACCCAGATGGTCCTCAACAGCGCCCAGGCCAAGGCCAACCAGGCCTACCTGAACGCGCGGCTCCAGCTGGACAACGACACGCTGGCGTTCCAGAAGGCGCAGCAGGCGTTCAACGAGACGATCACCGTGGCCCAGCAGACGGGCATGTTCAACGGCCAGCCGACCCAGGCGGCGCTGACCAACTGGGCCAACCTGTACGGCACTGCCGAGGCGCCCAAGCCGGGCCAGGAGACGCTCGCTAGCCAGCTGCAAACCGCCAACCAGCTGGGCACCTACAACGGCCAGCAGACCATGGCCAGCCAACTCCAGCAGGCCAACCTGCTCGGCACGTACCAGGGCCAGCAGACGCTGCAAGCCAACCAGCAGCAGTTCGGTCAGTGGGCGCAGGCGCAGGGCCTGGCCCAGACCCAGTGGCAGCAACAGCAGCAGGCCGCCCAGGCCTACATGCAGATGATGGCCGGGCTGCGCGGCCCGGCCGACTGGATGCAGTATCAGAAGGTCCTCGGCTCGACGCCGCAGGGCATGACCGACCTGGTGCGCGCCGCAGCTGGCCAGTACATGCCGGGTGGCGGGGCGACCACGGGCGTGGCGCCGACACCGGTCAGCATGCAGAGCTTCTACAACCAGCTGACCGGCGGCCAGCAGCAGCCCAGCACCCAGCAGATGATGCAGGGCTTCACCCAGCCTGGCGTCCAGGCCGGCGCGGCCAACCCCCAGACGCAGCAGTATCAGGGCGCCAACGCGCCGGGCGGCGACCAGCAGAACGCTCAGGCGACCATGTCCAGCCTGGTCGCGCCGAATCAGATGGCGCCCCAGACGTGGGCCAACCTGACCCCCAGCCAGCAGCAGATGCTGCTCGGCACCTGGGAAAGCCAGGGCTACACCCAGGATGATGCCAAGGCCCTGTTCAGCCAGTCGTTGCCGAAGTACGCCAGCCAGTCCAGCGGTGCGGGTAGCTTCCGACTCCAGTGACCTGGCTGCCCGACGTCCCCGAGGACGAGTACCGCCAGTACGAGGCGGATCAGTTCAAGGCCGACTCCCAGCAGAAGATCGACAGCTTCAGCTTCGAGCACGCCACCAACGCCAAGATCGCCACGCTGGCGCCGCCACCAGCCCCACTGCCGCCGCCACCCGAGCCGCCTCCAGCCCCGGAGCCCCCGCCCCCTCCACCGGCTCCGCAGCCACCCCCGTCGCCCGACGAGTCGCTCGGTCGTATAGGCTCATGGGCGCAAACGCCGTCCCCTCCGCCGGCGGATGCGCAGCCTCCACCGGAACCGCCGCCTGCCCCACCTCCGGCAGCCCCGGCGGTTCCAGCCCCAGTTCAGTCGTCAGCCCCCTCGGCGCCTGTCTCGCCTCCAGGGCAGGCGGGGCTCGGCGACTGGATTGGCGGCGCTCTGGGAGCGGTCCGCTCAGCTGGTGGCGACGTCAGCACGTTCGCCCAGACCTTCGACCCTTCCGGTCCGAACATCATCGGTAGCGCCCTGGGCGCCGCCAAGGCAGCTGGCGCGGACATCCAGCAGTTCGCCCAGTCGCTGCCCTCCCTACCCCAACCGGCGGCGCCTAGTCTGCCTCCCTCCCAGAGTTCTCCTCAGACGTCGCCGGGTGGGGATCTCCAGGCCTACGCGCGGAACGCGGCCCAGAAGGCGGGTATCGACCCAGACATTTTTACGCGCCAGATCCAGCAAGAGTCAGGCTTCAATCCGGCCGCCAAGTCCGGCGCCGGCGCCGTGGGCATCGCCCAGTTCATGCCAGGCACCGCGCAGGGCCTGGGCATCGACCCGACCGACCCGTACGCCGCCCTCGACGCGGCGGCGCGGATGGACGCCCAGCACCTCCAGAAGTACGGCGGCGACTGGGCCAAGACGCTGGCGGCATACAACGCCGGGCCAGGCGCCGTGGACAAGTACGGCGGCGTGCCGCCCTACGAAGAGACGCAGCGCTACGTCAGCACCATCCTGAACGGCCAGAACCCCCAGGCCGCGCCGGTGTCGGCCTACGAAGGCCTGAGCCGTGTCGGCAGCGGCCTGGAGAAGGGCGTCTACAACGACATCAGCCAGTTCGGCGACAAGCAGCTGAGCGCCGATGAGGCCTACGCCGCCTGTGGACCCGCCGCTGCCGTCCGCTTCGCCGAGAAGTTTGGGCGCAACCCGACCTTGCGCGAGGCCACCGACCTGGCCTCCACCGTCGGCTGGACGCCTGGCTCGGGCATGGCTGGCCTCGGCTCGGAGAAGGCGCTCATGGACAAGCTGGGCGTCCCCACGCGGATGGTCGGCTCGGACATCACGGCCATCGCCAGAGAGGCCCAGACCGGCAACCCGGTCACTATCAGCACGCCCGGCCACTACTTCTTCGCCGACGGCTACGACCCGTCCAGCGGAGCGTTTCACGTCGGACGTTCGGGCACCGACTTGCGGGCTGGCTCGGAGTGGATGACGCCGGCCCAGATGGCGAATGTCATGGGTCCCATCCAGGGCGCGCTGTTCGCCGACAACCCGAACGTGCCCGCGCCCAGCACGGCCGACCAGGGCAGCAACCCCGGCGGCTTCCTGGATCGAGCCAAGCAGACCCTGTCGAGCGGCTTCGACACCGTCACCCAGGGACTCAGCAGCCTCGGCTCGACCGGCCGCGACATGCTCAGCGCCCTGGGCCAGTCGCCCGACCAGCAGCAGCAGGGCTTCCAGCGGCTGGCGCCTGGCTCCGAGGGCGGCCCGCCACAGTACACCGACTTCGGCAAGGCCGCCGCGATGAGCGGCCCGACCAGCCCTGGCGACGCCTTCAACCAGCTGAACACCGCTATTCGCAACAAGATCGAGCCGGGGTCTGGCTCGCGCGCCGAGGACACCATCGACCTCAGCCCGAGCACGGCGCCAGGCCGCGCCCAGTTCCCGATGACCGCCCCCGAGCCTGGCTCGATCCAGGAACAGATCGAGAGTGGCCAGAAGGACATCCGCGACCTGAGCTTGCAGGAGGGCTTGCGGCTCCAGGCCGAGCTTGCCAGGCAAACTCCGTCGGCGCTGTGGAGTGCCTACCAGCAGGCCCAGGAGGCTCGCCGTCAGGCGGTAGAGGGGGCCAATCCGCTGCGCGACGCTGGCCCCGAGGTGGATATCGCGGGCAACCGCGTCAAGCCGATCGCCGCCGCCAGCAACATGGCCCTGGACATCGCCACCGACCCGACCACCTGGCTGCTCGGCGGCCCGATCTCGGATGCCTCGGCGGCCCTGGTCGGGCGTATCGCGGCGCGTCTGGCACCAGCTGCCCCAGAGCTAGTGCGCCTCGGCGAAGGTCCGGCTTCGGCGGCGGCTGGCAACTTCTTGCAGGGCATGTCCAAGGCCGCCCTTGAGGGCGCGGCCTGGGGTGGCATCCAGGGCATCTCCGATCCGAACGCCACGCCGGCCTCGATCGCCGAGGCCATCGGCTCGGGCGTTCTGCTCAGCGGCGGCGGCCACCTGGCGGCTGCGCTGGCCAAGCGGGCGGCGCCGGCCATCATCGATGCCATCCGTTCCGAGGCGCGCACTCCGGGGTCCGATCTGATGCGCACTCTGAGTCCCGAGGAGAACGCTCGCGTCACCAGGACCCCCGCCTTCCAGCCAGCTGGAGCCTACGTCGGCCCTGGTGGGAATGCCGATGCGCTGTCGGTGCTGCAACGCCTGGCTGGTGCCGGCCAGGGTCCCGTGCGCACCCCGATCGGCGAGGGCGGCCTGGGTACGCCGTCCTACGACTTTCAGGCAGGCACGCCAGAGCGTGTTGCGCGCGAGGCATTGCTGCGAGCGGCAGCCGCTGACCCGCAGGGTGTGGCACGGCTTGGCCCGGACGAATTGAGCCAGCTGCCGGGCATGCCAAACCTATCTATGGTTCCCAGCCCCAAGACCAAGCAGTTGGTGCCGAACGCCCTGTACGGCGTGCCGACCTCGCTGGACGACGTGCGGGCTGGCATCGACGTCGGCATGAACCAGGCGCACTGGTACTCGAACTTCGCCAAGGGGGTGGCGGATACGGTTGGCACCCACAACATCCCCGAGTTCGCGGCCCTGTTTGGCATCACCTCGCGCAACACTGTCGAGAACAACCTGGCCTACACCCTCGGCTTGATGCGTATGGCGCGCGAGTTCGACCAGCAGGGCACGCCGTTCACGCGCGATGCCATCAGGGCCTGGACGGCCCGTAACCCGACCTTCAACGCCCAGGGGCTACCCGAGAAGTGGGCGCTCACCGACGACATGGTCAACAAGGTCGCCGATGTCTACAACAAGGGTGCCGTCAACATTGCCAGCAGCGCCAAGAGTCCCAGCTACGCCCAGAACATCATCTCGGCTCTGGCCAACCACTTCGATCCGAATAGCACCATCGACACCTGGATGTGGCGCCTGCTCGGTTATCACAACGCGGGCCAATCGCCAGGCCCAGCTGGCAGTGATGCGGCCTATCGCGCCAGCCGTGCAGTTATGGATCACCTGGCCGGCGAGCTTGGGCTAAGCCCGAAGCAAGCTCAGGCGGCGGGGTGGTTTTCGATCAAGGCGCCCTGGGACGTGGTCTATCCGGCCGTTTCCAGCTACGTGAAGGGCCAGAAGGTGGTCGCGCCCCCGCCCGAACTCAAGGCAGCCCTGGATGCCTTCAGGACGGGTAAGGGCAGCTTGCGCGACGTGATCAACGCCGGCCAGAAGTATGGCGTCTACGACAATCCCTCGGGTACCTGGGAGCAGATGACCAGGTCGGGCAAGGTCGCCGACCAGCTACAGCAGCTGCGCGGGGTTATCGATCGGCCTCAGCCAGGTCAATCTGCTCGCGCCGAACTCGTCTACCCCGGCCAGGGCCGCAAGACCAGTCTCTCGCCGGTCAACTACGTCACGTCGGCGACGCGCCAGCTGGAGGCCGAATCTCAGGCGCCGGCGGTGAGCACCGTCCTGGGAGAGGACGCGGCGCGTCAGCTGGGCTGGAACCCGCAACGCCAGCAGTTTGACGCCCTCGGCGATATGCCGCATATCGTCCAGTCGAACGGCGACTCGGTCCATGTCCTGGTTCCAGGCGCCAACGTCGATGCGTTGCAGTACGCGGGCGCTGTGCTCGGCAAGGCCTCTGGCGCCGACAGTATGGACGTCCACCTGTTCCGCCCCGAGAGCAGCCAGCTGGCAGGCTGGAAGGTTGTTACACCCGACGGCGCGGCCCTGGACGAGGCAACCTCTAGCACACTCCAGCAAGCTCTATCCGACGCTAATGTCCAGTTCTCGGCGGCGCCTGGAGGTATACTCAGGGTCCACGCGCTACCCGTCGGCGACCCCGCTTACGAGGCAGCACTTCAGGGGGTACTTAGTGACGCAGGACTCAGAACTACAGACCTCAACGGCGTCGCCGCCAGCGTCGGAAGCGAAAGCTTTGACGGCATCCTTGCGCGCTTTGAGCCTCGGTACGGCGCCGCCGGACGATCCGGCCTACAAGCTGGGGAACGTGGTTTCGGTGTCGCGCCCGAAGCAGCAGCCCGAGGCGCAGCCGCCGGCCTAACCGACGCGGACCTCACGGTCCAGCCGCTCACTCAAGAAGAGGCCCGAGCCAAGCTCGGGTCTTTTTTGGACCCTGCGGGACGCGTGGTGCGCGGCACCGGCGCCGAGGAGGCGGGGCGCCTGGTGGACGAGGACGGGCGGCTGCTCGGCAAGCCGCCCGAGTCCGACGCCGGCTTGATCATCCCCGGCCGCGAGCGGATGCCCGAGCTTCAGCAGATCTACGGGCCGAGTGGCCGTCCGCTGACCAACCTGGCCACCGGTCGCATCCCGTCTGGCGGCGAGGCCACGGTGCCGATGCGCACCTTCGAGGGCGCCGAGCGCGCCGCGCCATCCCCACCCGACCCCGAACTCCAGCGGCTGATGCCGAACCTGTCCAAGATGGCCGCCGACGACCCGTCTCTGGCGGCCACGGTGCAGCGCATCGCCGAGGAGAACAAGGGCCTGGCCCAGGCCTACCAGCAGGGCACGATCAGCCACGACCAGCTGCTCAACGACCTGGCGCCCCAGGTCGGCCTGACCAAAGAGGACTTCCTGAACTCGAAGGTCGGCCAGGCCTGGAACCCGGCCGAGCAGCTGGTGCTGCGCGCCACGGCCAAGTACTACGCCGATCAGATGCAGGAGGCGTCCCAGGCAATCGCCAATAAGCCCTGGAGCCAGGTGACGGCCAAGGAGAAGGTCGACCTGTTGCACACCGCCATGGAGGCCGCCCAGCTGCAAGACGTGGCCCTTGGCGGCGGGTCGACGGCGGGTCGCACGCTGAACCAGCAGAAGCTCGCCCTGGACAAGCAGATGGCCCAGGCCCTGGTCGGGCCGCGCGAGCAGAAGGCCGCCGAGGCAGCCCTCGCCGAGTCGGACCAGCGCAACGCCAAGATCCAGGACCTGGCCGACAAGGTCAAGGCGACGCGCCGCCAGCAGCTGGAGGCGGTCAAGCAGGTGGCGCCAGATGCCAGGGTCAGCAAGGACCAGCGGCCCATCCTGGACAGGATCAACCGCGCGTACGCCGAGCTTGAGGCGTACCAGGCCATGTCGCTGGACGAGAAGGGCGCCGACCTGAACGCGCGCGAGGCCGAGCGCGCCCAGCGAGCAGCTGCCCGCGCCGAGGCCCTGTCGAGCCGCGACGCGCCCGAGCGGCTGTTGTCGGCGCTTCAGGACGAACTCGCCGCCGAGCGCAAGGTGTTCAAGGGCCGCCAGAACCTGTGGAGCACCCTGGCCGATCGGGCCGAGGTGCGCGCCCGCAACGTCGAAGGCAAACGCTTTGCCAGCCCTGACGACGTCGCCCTGAACAAGCTCCAGACCAGCCAGGAGGACCAGGGCGCCCTGCAATGGCTGGAGGGCAACCGCAAGGCCGCCCAGGAGGCCGCCGACTCGGCGCATACCCGCCTCAAGAAGGCCTGGGACACCCAGATGGGCGGCGCCGATCGGCAGGAGAACATGGCCAAGCTGATCTTGCAGCGCATGTTCCGCGACAAGGAAGGCTCCTCCGAGGTCAGCGACAAGATGCTCAAGGGCCTGGTGGATGCCATGAACAGCAAGGACCCGATGGAGGCGGCCAAGTTCCTGAAGGCCCTGCACAAGCCCAACTGGTGGGATCGCATCCAGATCCTGCGCTACGCGGGCATGTTGTCGTCCACGGCGACGCACGCCGCCCAGGGCGCCAGCAACCTCGGCCAGCTGGGCCTGGCCCTGGCCTCACATCCGCTGGCCGTGGGCGCCGATGTCGCTCGGGCCGGCCTGACCGGCGGCGAGCGGACGCGCTACATGGCCGAGCTACCCGCCATGGTCAGCGGCCTGCGCGACGGCTTCCGAGGTGGCGTCAGGGACGCCGCGACGATCATGCGCACGGGCATCAACCCGGGCGAGTCGAGCCGCTACCTGGAGCAGCTGCAACGGCCAGGCTTCGGCAGCGGCTCGAAGGCGATCGACTTCCTGGCCGAGGGTCCACTGCGCACCCTGGAGGCTGGCGATGCCCTGGTCCGAGGCGGCGCGCGAGGCGCCTTCACCAACGCCCTGGCGGTACGTCGCGCGGCCCAGGAAGGCCTGACCGGGGCCAACCGCGCCGCTCGCGCCCGTGACATTCTCACCAACATCGAGGACTACCCGCAGCTGGTCGAAGAGGCCAACAACATGGCCAAGCGGGTGGTCATGCAGGAGCAACGCGGCGATCGGGCAGTGCAGGCGCTCCAGTCGCGCCAGGGGCCGCTCGGCCTGGCCCAGTCGCTGGTCATGCCGTTTGTGCGCACGCCGTACAACGTCGCCGCCCAGGGGCTGGGCATGACCCCAGCTGGCTACTTCGGCGCGGCGCGTTCGATCGCCAGGGGCGACACCGGCGAATTCGCCGATCGCGTCGCCCGCGCGACGGTCGGCAGCGGGATCATGGGCGCGGGCATGGCCCTGGCCGCCAATGGGCACCTGACTGGCGCCATGCCCACCGATCCCTCTGAGCGCTCGACGTTGCCGCCAGGCTGGCAGCCGTACTCGGTCAAGATCGACACGCCAGGTGGGCCGGCCTACGTCAAGTACTCGAACCTCGGCCCGCTCGGCGTGCCGCTGGCTCTGGCCGCCTCGACGCACGATGCCATTCGCGACGGTCAGCCGATGGACCCCACGGCGATTGGGGGTCGCTTCGTCGGCGGCTTCGGGCGGTACGTGGTCGACTCGACCATGTTGCAGAGCATGTCCAACCTGCTCGACGCGATCAATCAGCCCGAGCGCAAGGGCGAGAACTTCCTGGAGTCGATCGCCAGTCAGTTCGTGCCGTACGGCGCCCTGGGCCGCCAGTTGGATCGAGCGCTGGGCACCAGCCCGCGCGACCCGCACGGCATCCTCGAAGCGATGGAGGCGGCCATCCCTGGCCTGTCGGGCAACGTGCGACCCCGCCTCGACACGTGGGGCGCGCCAGTCAAGCAGACCCAGACGGGCCTGGGCGCCTTCGTCTCGCCGCTCAGCTACGGCATGGAGGGCAACGACCCGTACCTGCGCGTGCTGCACGAAAACGACGTTGGCATCGACACGCCGCCGAAGGCCTGGCAGACGATGGACCTGACCGAGGACGAGCAGCGTCAGTTCGCCGCCTTGGCCGCGCCGGTCATCCGTCAGACCATCGATCGGGCGACCAGTCGGAGTGACTGGAACCAGCTGACCCCGAGCCAACGCCAGGCCGCCCTGCGCGCCGCCGTTTCGGCTGGCCACGCGGCAGCTGGCGCCACGATCCTGCGCAACCTGACCCCCGCCGAACGTCAAGCGAGGCACGCCCAGAACGCTGCCCGCAACGCGCCTGTCCCAGGGAGGTGATGTAGATGACTCAACCCGCCGCGCCAGCTGCCACGAACGCCTCGACGCCCAACCTGCCGACGATCGCCATGGACGAGGTGACGCAGAAGCAGATCCTGAAGGCTCAGCAACGCGAGGGCTGGATCGCTCAGCAGCCGTCCCCCGACGTCCAGCTGCAAATGGACCCGATCACGGGTCAGCCAACGGCCACCGTCAAGGGCTGGAACATGGTTATTAGCGACCCCAAGACGGGCGCCAGCCAGACCATCAAGCTGACCTACAACCCCGCCGCGAGTGGTAAGGGCGCGGCCTGGGCGGTGTCCGAGGGGCCTGGTGAAGTGCCCAAGACGCCGGTGGTCAAGACGCCCAACGAGGAAACCACCGTCATCGGCGGCACCGTCTACGGGCCAGACCCGTCCAACCCCAACGGCCCGTGGATCTCTCGCACGATCGACGCGACGACCCAGGCCAAGGCCCAGGCGGATGCCGCCCAGGCGTTGGCCAGCGCTGGCCTGAACACCGCCCAGGCCCAGGCGATCATGGCCAAGACGCCGGCCGAGATTGCGGCGCAGTTGGCGACGACCAACCTGACCGCTGCCCAGCAGCAGCAGGTGCTCAACAACATCAAGATCGCCAACGCAAAACTCGAGTCCGACATCGGCGTAAGCCAGGCTCAGGCGGCCCAGGCCAACGCCCAGGCCGGCTCGCTGGCCGCCGCAGCGCAGATCGCTGGGCAGAAGGCGCCTGGCGAGATGCGGCTCACCGACGCCCAGACGGTGGAGGCGCTCAAGCGGGCCGGCGTCAGCGACGCCACGATCCAACAGACCCTGCAACAGATCCACCAGGGTCAGGCACCGACGACCGAGCAGCCGCAGCAGGGCCTGTACATCTACCAGCGGGACCCGAACACGGGGCAGATGACGCCCCAGATCAATCAGAACTTCATCCCCAAGACCCAGGCCGACGTCGCGGCGCGGGTCGGCCAGCTGCAACAGGAGGCAACCGCCAAGCGGGACGAACTCCAGGGCAAGATCAGTGCGACGTACACCGCGCAGCAGGCCGCCGCCGACTTCGACAAGTGGTGGACCGCCACCGTCGAGCCGCAGAAGACGACCCTGGCAGCTGCCCAGACCCAGGTCGGCCAGGAGCAGCAGCGGCTCCAGGAGGAGCAGGCCAGGGCCAACTACGCCACCGCTCAGACGGCCGGTGCAACCGCCGTGGACGCCCAGAAGGCGATGCTGCCGTACGCCGTCGGGCCAGGCTTCGGCGGCGCGGTCAACCAGCTGCTCGGCCAGTGGAAGAACCCCTCGAACAACCAGCCGGACATCGACTACTCCAAGGCCTTCACCTTCAAGGCACCAGACTTCAACCAGATCAGCCAGCAGGCCACGGCGCAGGCTCTGGCGCACATCTCGCCCACGGCCGCCGCAATCGCCGGCAGCGGCCAGCCGCAGCTGCCCCAGCAGGCCCAGGGCATGGACATCAGCCAGATGCTCCAGGCCTCGGCCTACCGTCCGATGGGCGTGGCGCCGCCGATGGCACCCGCCCAGCCCGCCGTGCCGGTGCAGCCAGCTGGCGGATACGCCCAGCAGCAGCCTGGCACCTATGGCGCTCTTAGCGGATCGATGCCCGCCCAGGTCAATGCGTACAACGCCCAGCTAGCCGGGGCCGGCGTCCCCGGGGCCGTCTGGCCGCCCTACATGCCGTCTTGATTGCAACCACCCTAGACAGGAACTACGATGCAGCCACAAGAACCCCCTTCGAGCGAACAGCCGACGCAGGATGCCCAGGCGTCCGCAGCGTCTTCTGAGCCAACCGAAGCGACCCCCGCGCAGTCTTGGCAGAGAGGCCTTCTGGGCCGTCTCTTCCGAAACCGACCGGCGGCCGACGAGGCTCCCCAGGAGACGCCAGCCGACGAGCAACCGTCCGCAATCAGCCTGACGCAGGAGGAGTTAGACCGCCGTATCCAGGCCGAAACGGATCGACGTGAGGCCAAGCGGGCCGCCCAAGCTCTTGCCGAGCGCAAGCGCCGTCTGCGCGACGAGGACCCCTGGGCATTCGCCGAGGAGGAGCGCTCCGCAGAGCAGGCCGCCAACGTCAACGCCCAGGTCGGCGACCTGTTTGGACGGGTCGGCGCCGAGCACGACAAGTACACGATTGATCCGCTAGTCCAAGCCCTTCCCGAGGCCGAGCGCAAACGCATCCTGGCCATGGAGGGCGCGGGGGTCGCGCTAGACGGGCGCAAGCTGATCGTCACCGAGGGGCTGAAAGCCCTTGAACGAGTCTGGAAGGCCGAGGGAGCCAAGGACGCCGAGAACAAGCTGCGTCGCAACCCGGCCTTCCGCAAACAGGTCCTGGCAGAAATGCGCGGGATCACCCGTGAACCTGAGTTCCTCCCCAGCGGGGCAGCCTCCGAGTCGGACAAGACCGTCTCGCAGATCCTGCGGGGCCAGCTGGGGACACGGCGGGGAATCTAAATCCAGGTCGCGCCCGAGGCGCCACTCGCTTCCGCTCAAGCGATGACGGCCGACCCCCAATCGGGGGAAGTTCGTGCCTTACAACTCCGTTGCCACCAGGGCCACCCCAGGGTCTGGCCCGCTTATTCCTGAAGACGTCCAGCGGGAGATCGTCCAGTCCGTCGAAGAGAAGTCGGCGGCGATGCGGCTCATGCCGCATGTGACGATGAAACGCGCCCAGCAGCGCATCCCCGTACTGACCCAGCTGCCGATTGCCTACTGGCTGACCGGCGCCTCGCTGGATGCCCGAGACAAGGGCATGAAGCAGACCACCTCGCTGGCCTGGGACAACGTGTACCTGAACGCCGAGGAGATGGCCGTTATCGTGCCGATCGCCAAGGCCTTGCTGGACGACCTGGACTATGACTTCTGGACCCAGGTCAAGCCGAAGATCACCGAGGCGTTCGGGGTCGCCCTGGACGAGGCGATCTTCTTCGGCAACGGTGCACCCAGCACCTTCCCGCCGGCGATCGTCACCGCCGCCAACTCGGCAGGCAACCTGCTGGTGGTTGGCGCCACGGCTGGCCAGGACTTCCTGGGCGACGTCAACGCGGGCATGGGCCTGGTGGAGGCCGACGGCTACGACGTCAGCGGCTTCTGGGCCAGGAAGCAGGTGAAGGCCAAGCTGCGCGGCATGCGCACCACCACGGGCGCCTTCATCATGCTCGGCGACGACGTCGGCCCGCAGGCGGCAGCGAACGTTGGCACGCTGTATGGCGAGCCGATCGTCTTTTCAAACGCTGGTATGACCGAGTTTGGGACCGGCGCCACGGGCTACTCGATGATCGGTGGCGAGTGGGACCAGTCGATGCTGGCTATCCGCGAAGACATCACCATGGAGATGTTCGACACGGGCGTGATTACCGACAACGGCTCGCCGCCCGTGATCATCTTCAACCTGCTCCAGCAGGACATGGTCGCCCTGCGCGTCATCGCCCGTTTTGCCTGGGCCGTGCCGAACCCCGTCAACCGCCAACAGCCGACGGCTGCCAGCCGCTACCCCTTCTTCGCCATCCAACAGAAGGCGAGCACCGGCGGCGAGGGCTGAGGTGTCCGACATCGTCTTCCTGGCGCAGACGCAGGACCCCGCCACGGCGACCACGTATCACGGCACGGGGCATCAGATGACCATGACCGACGAGGTCGCGGTCTACAACCTGCTGCGCCTGGGCAAGGTCGCCCTGGTCGGCGCCACCATTCGCAACCCGCGTGTGGTGTCGAGGACGGCGACCACGGCCCAGCTGGCGTTCACCGTCGACCAGCCGTGTACGGCCATGGCCGCCAACTACGGCACCTCGACGGCGTACGGCTCGACCCAGGCCGCCACACCGGCCTCGGGCAGCGGCGACGTGGTGGTCAACCTCACCGGGCTGACCACGGCGACGACCTACCACTACCGCTTCACCGTCACCTGCAACGGCGGGGTCACGATGACCGCCGATGCGACCTTCGTCACCGCATAGGAGGCGCGCATGCCAGGCGGACGCCCATACAAGAAGCCCGTGTCGAAGGCACAGGCCCGCTTCTTCGGTGCCGCAGCTGGGGGTCAGGTCCCCGGCTTCGACCCCGAGGAGGCCAGGAACAAGCTGCGCGGTGTCAACGAGAAGAAGCTACCCAAGACCAGCAAGGGGAAAGGGAAGAAGTAATGCCCAAGGTCAGGGCACTGGTGCCGCTCGAAGAAGACGAGGGACCAGTCGGCATCGGTGAGGTGTTCGAGACGAGTGACGAGCAGGCAGCGACGCTGCGCGCCCAGGGCAAGGTCAGCCTGGTCGCCGACGAGGAGGCCGCCGCGAAGGCCGCCGAGCATGGGGTGTACGACGCCGTGACCGGCCGTGACGACGTGGCCGGGTCGCCGAGCGGGCCGCTGCCAGGGCCGCAGGCCGACGACGACAAGGACGACGACGACGACCCGCCGCGCAAGAAGGGAAAGAAGTGATGGCCAGGTGCCGATTCCTCGCAGCAGCTGGTGATCCGCGTCCAGGCCAGGAGGGCATCGTCTACGGGCCTGGGCACGAGACGGATTTTGACGAAACCGATTACGAGTACATGATGGCCCTGCGAGTACGTGGCGTCGCCGAGATCATCGACGCCACGGGGCTGCCAGTCGCCAACATCGTTTCGTCCAACCCGGAGCCGTTCCTCCCAGCGGCGTGAGCATTACCTACGCCCAGCTGCAACAGGCCGTCGCGCGGCGTACGGGGCCGTTCTTTCAGGCTGCCCAGGAAGCCACCACGCCGACCACGTCCACGGCTACCTCGGCGATCATGCCGACGCTCAAGTCGTCAGCCATCCTGGGCGGCCCTGAGAACCTGTTCCTGGTGCGCCGCGCCGCGACCAACCCCAACGACCGTGTACGCGGCGTGCTGAGCTTCGACTCGGCGACTGGCCGCGTGGTGGTCGACGCCAACTGGGGCACGCCGATGGCGCCATCCGAACAGGCCGACTTCGTCCACCTGCACCCCGAGCAGGAACTCAAGCCCGCCGTGCTGGCCGGCCTGGCGCGGTGCTTCTTCGCGGATACCGTCGGGATCGACCCTACCGGCCCCTACGGGGGGATCGATGTGACCGCCCAGCTGCCCTGGGTGACCGGCACATGGCAGGTTGCCCGCATGCAGTACGGCTGGACGGCACCCGAAGGTGATGCCCCCTTCGAGGCCACCCAGCAGGGCGGTCACGTCATCTTGAGCGGGATGTTTGGCGCCATGGCGCCGATCAGCTGCTGGCTGACCGCCTGGCATCCCCACTCGGCCTGGGTCAATGGCGCCGACTCGATCACGGGGCCGAGTGTCGACACGGACACCCTGGACGTGGATCTCCACTACGCCGCCGCAGCTGGCCACATCGAGGCCTGGCACCTGTTCCCCAGCCACATGCAGGCAGCTGCCGCTGGCGGCTTCCAGGCCAGCCAGGCCATGGCCGCCCAGGAGTTCACCCGTCAGGCCCTGATCTGGGGGCCGAAGCGGTCCGACAAGATCCGCATGAACGAGGTCTTCCGTCTGGCGCGGGATGCGACGTGGATCAATGCCTAGACGCGGCGCGCTCCTCGATCCGGCCCGCATCAATCAGAACCTGACCCCGGGTTACCCCCAGCCGCCGTCCTGGTCGCAGGGACCAGCTGGCCCGCCAGGTCCACAGGGGCCGATCGGGCCGGTCGGCCCACCAGGCCCGGTTGGCCCCCAGGGGCCGCAAGGCTTCACCGGCCCAGCTGGTCCAGGCTGGAAGGTCTACCAGCGAGATCCGGCTGGCGGTGAGGTGACCGGCGACATCGTCGGCACCCTGTGGTTCAACTCCGTCACGGGCCAGTTCTTCCGCCTGGACTCCACCACGCCGACCTACACGTGGACCTCTCAGGGCTACGTGGTCGGCCAGCAGGGCGCGGTCGGCCCGCAAGGCCCGCAGGGTCCGATCGGCCCGACGGGACTTACCGGTCCAGCTGGTCCCCAGGGGCCTCAGGGCGCGACTGGCGCGGACGGTGTGCAAGGCCCTCAGGGTCTGACTGGTCCACCGGGCCCGCAGGGACCAATCGGCCACACGGGACCGCAGGGACCGGCGGGCGCTACTGGAGCGCAGGGGCCAGCCGGCACGACAGGTGCTCAGGGACCGCAGGGCAACGTCGGGCCGCAAGGTCCAGCCGGCCAGGGTGTGCCTGCCGGCGGCGGCACCGGCCAGATCCTCTCCAAGATCGACGCGACCAACTACAACACCCAGTGGGTCACCCAGTCAGTTGGCCTCACCCTCCCGCTCACCCAGAATCTGACCTTCAGCCCCGACAACATCTACGACATCGGCGCCTCGGTCAGCACCCTTCGGCCGCACAACATCCACGCTGGCAACGGCATCTACTCGCCCCAGATCGGCACGTTCAGCAACACCGACCTTGCCCTGGTAACCAACAACACGGTGGTCTGGAAGCTCCTCAACGCGGGCAGCTTTGTGGCCAACGTGGACAACGCCGTGGACATCGGCTTCTCCTCCAGCGTCGGCCGCCCGCGCAACCTGTACCTGGCCGGGGTTGCCGAATGCGGCAGCTTCAGGGCGAAGAGCAACACCCTGTTTGCCTCGGGCTGGGCCGGCGGCGGGCTGGAGCTTTCCTACAACGCCCCCAGCGGAGAGGGGCTCGTCCAGTCGTTTGATCGTACGGCTGGCACCTACAAGGACTTTGTCCTGTTCGCGGCGAAGATCAGTCTGTTGCCGCAGTCGGGCGGCTACGTCAACGTGGGCAGCCTCCTTGATTCGACTGGCCTGCGCGCCACCGGCAACTCCGCCCTTGCGACTGGGGCGGGGCTGGAGTTGGCGTACGCGGGCGGGATCGGCTACCTCACGTCTTACGACCGTGGCGGCTCGCTCTACAAGGACCTCACCCTCAGCGCCAAAAATATCAGCTTGGTCCCTCAGTCAGGCGGCGTGGTCGTCGCCAACCTGAGCACCATCGACACCACGCTGGCGTCCAATTTCGCTTTGACGGCCGGCACATCGGTAGTGGTCATCACCAGCGCTGCGCTGCCAGCGAACTCGAAGTGGGACGTGTTCTGGGCGGCTCAGGTGGGCGGGCCAACGGCCAACGCGGTCATCGCTGCAAACCTGCTGAATGCGGCGGGGCTGGGCCTCTCGGCGGCGGATACGCAGGTGACTCTCAACTATGGTGGCTCTGCCGGCCAAGTCAACTTGTCTGGTTGCGCTATTTACACCGCTTCAGCATCAGGGACCGACACGTTCCGCCTGAGCGTCTACTCCTCGCACGCCAGCTTCACCGCTTACGCCGTGGACGTGAACTACGGTTCTGGCCCCGCCACCTATATCCGCGCCGTCAGGATCGGCTGAACCCAAGGAGCACAACTCATGAGCATGCCACCCGCAACTCCCGTCACCGTAGGTCTGGCGCCAGCCAGCGCATACGAGGTCAACAGCCAGGTCGGGCTGCACCTCCGCGAGTACACGGCGCTCATGGAGCGCATCCACCACGATCAGGAGTTCTTGGTGGCCACCGACCTGAAGGTCGCCCCGTACTTTTTCGACACCGATCAGGAGACGCTCATCAAGAGCGCCATCGGCGGCCTGGATGCCTCGCTTCAGGCAGTGGATATGACCTTCATTGACAGGCTCACCGGGCTGTTCTGATGCCCGAGCAGTCGCCCTACAACCAGGCCGACCTGATCCAGCTTCTGGGCCAGGCCACCGTGGAGCTTGCCTTCCTGCGCGGCCAGATCGTCCGTTTGCAGGAGCGCGTGGCCGAGCTTGAGGCGGCCCCCTCCAACGGGGTGGTGCATCCCCCTGTAGAGGTTGTCACGCCCGCGTGAGCGTCCTGAGCAGCCGCCGCCGACCTTGGCCGTACCAGGTTCGCCTGGGGTCCATCCTGGCCGATCCGAGTGCGCGCATGGGCCTGATGCTGGTCGCCGATGCCAATGGTCTGATGGTCGGCAAGAAGCAGCAGGCCCTGGACGGGGTGGTGCCCAGTGTCCAGGAGTACGGCTCGGCGCCGATCTACCGTGAGCGGACCTTTGCGGCCAAGCCCACCGGCGGCTACGGCGAGCGCGTCCAGTCCAGCTTCACCGACCCGCGCTACTACTGGGGCGAGGACATCCAGATCGACGGCGGCCTGGTCGGCAAGGGGCCGCTGCTGCACCCGATCATGCCGACCACGGCAGCTGCTGGTCAGGTCTGGCGCATCATCGACGGCTACGACACTGCCAGCTTGACGCTTACCCAGTTCGTGCTGGCCGGCACCAAGGTCTACAAGCGCACTGCCGACACGAACGCCGGTCAGACGGTGGACAAGGACATGGGCGCCCAGGCCCAGGACGGTGTTGTCTACCAGGGCGGCTTCTCGGGCGCGAGCAGGAGTCTGTACGTGGCACTGGCGACGGGCGCCCTGTGGGAGCGCACGCCAGCTGGGACGTGGACGGTGTGCGCCCTGCCGTCGGGCTTCCTGGCGTATCGCCTGGAGGTGGTCGGCACCGAACTGTGGGCGGCCGACACCGTCAACAGCGTCCTGCGCAAGGTAACTAGCGATCCGAAGGTCGCGGGCAACTGGTCGGGGCCGATCCTGGTCGGCGACCCCAGCGTACGCATCAGTGCGCTGCGTCAGACGTCCAACGTCCTGTGCATCTTCAAAGAGGACGGCACGGTTTTCACCATCAACAGCGACGCCAGCACCAACGACCTGTTCCCGGGCATCGCCTCGACGCCGAACGCCGACAACGGCCTGCGCGCAGCTGCCTGGCTGAACGCCCTGTGGTTCCGCTCGGGGACTGGCTTCTACCGCCTGGACATGCCTGGCGCGGTGCTGACCCCGACTGGTCCTGGCAAGCTGCTCGACAACGGCTCGATCATTCGAGGCGAGCCGCGCGTGTTCTGTGGCTGGGGGGCCTATCGCGCCTACCTGGCCCTGTGGAACCCCGACAACAGCACCAGCTACCTGCTGAGCTACGGCAACTGGGAGGCCCACACCACCCCCGAGGGCACCAACTACACCTTCGATGACCAGTTCGACGGCAGCCTGGCGCACTGGACCAACCGCAAGGCCACGGCCATGGCCGTCTCGGGCGCCAGCGGCCAGGACCGCCTGTACGTCGGCTTCGACGACGGCGGCTGGGACTGGATCAAGCTGGTTCAGCGGCCGCTAGCGCTGACCTCGGGCGCCGAGTTTGTCCTGGGACCTTGCAACATCATCTTCCCGCTGCACCACGCGATGTTCGAGGCGGACCTGAAACACTGGCTTGCCTTCTCCGTGTTCGGTCCGTACATGGCCCTGGGCGACCGCATCGACCTGTCCTACCGCATCATGGCCAGTGCGTCTGGCCCAGGCACCGATCCGACGGGCAACTGGCTGCCGCTGGGTACGTTCACGGCCAACGGCCAACGCATCGAGGCGCCGCCCAACCTGGTCGGTAACGCCTTGCAGCTGAAGGCCTCACTGTCGAACACCACCACCGCTGACACGCCCGTCATCGACACGATCGCCTACCACGAGCGGGTGGTGCCGGCCTTCAAGCGGGACCTCCAGATGACGGTCGACGCGCGCAACTTCCAGTCGCGGCTGGATGGCGCCGTGGTCCGCTTCAACAGCGATCAGATCCATAGCGCGATGCTCGACTACGCCGCTCAGCCAGGCAGCCTGTCGATCGAGCTACCCGACGAGACGGTGGACGAGATCGCCCTGTTTGGCTTCCAGGAGCGCATGTCGCCACCCCAAGCTGGCGGCGGCCGCAACTGGGCGATCGACATCCAGGTGACCCAGTTCCGAGTGTTGACGACCTACGGCATCATCGGCCGCTTCCGGGGCACGCGGATCGGCGACTTGCGCGGCTTCAAGATCAGCGCGACGAGGACCATGTAATGACCGACCTGACCACCGAACTCAACCTCGTCCTGGCCACCGACAACGACGACCTGGCCGACTACCTGGATGCCGCCACGGCCAGCCTGCGCACGTCACTCCAGACCATCGACGGTCTGTTCAACACCGCGACCGGTCACACCCACAACGGCGCCCATCAGGGCGGCACCATCACTGCCGTCGCCGACGGCAGCATCACCTCGGCCAAGATCGCCGATGGCGCTATCCAGACTGTCGACATCGCCGACGGCGCGGTCACGGCGGCCAAGCTCGCGGCCGGCATCATCGAGGCGCTGTTCGCGGGCACCTGGGTGTCCACCGGTGCGACGAACTACCCCGTTGTCGCACCGATCATGTGGGTTTTCTGCACGGCTGCGGTGAGCGTGTTGTTGCCGGCCGTTGCTACTACGAACCGTCCCATCACGGTCGTCGCCATCACCGGCAATTCGACGGTGACCGCCGCTACTGGAGGCGTCATCGGCGGCTCAATCAACACCGGCACGGGGGCGGTGATGAACGGCACCGTCTCGGCCGGCGACTCGATCACCTACAAGTCCGACGGCACCAACTGGAGGGCAGTGTGACCTTCCTGGCCAGTTCGGCCGCCGCGCTGTACTCGCAAATCACCTTGTGGACGGGTCGTGCCAACAACGCGTGGGGTGCCAGCCGCATCTGGAACAGCGGCTCCTCCTTCGAGACGGACTCGGCGACGTGGCACGGCCGTGCCGATCAGGCCTGGGGCGCGTCCAGGGTCTGGAGCAGCGGTAGCTCTTTCGAGACGGACTCGGCGACCTGGCATACCAACGCCAATAACGCCTGGGGTCCGTCGCGCGTCTACGGCAGCGGCAACTCGTTCGAGACGAATTACAACAACCTGCAAGCCGGACTGAACAGCCCCGACGGAGAGACAACCGTGGCGTTGTCCTGGCCGTCATTGCCCGTCGGCAGCGGCGATACCACCACCATCACCCTGACCATCCCCATGACGGGCCACTTCGTGGTGGGGGCCTACGTGGATGGTGTGGCGGCCATGAACAGCTTCGGTGCGGGTATCGACGCAATCCTCACCGGCATCATTGCTGCCACTAAGACCAGCAACGGCTGGTCGAACACCGGCAACCCCCAGTTCCACCAGGGCTGGGTACAGCACGGCGACTACACGGCTGGCCAGACATTGTCGATCCATCTGCACTGCGCGTTCATCAACGGTGGCAACGCCAGCGGCTTGCTGTACGCCCACT